CTTGATAATATCCATTATTTGACTGGAAATAGTTTTTCTTCAATCATCTTTACTATTGCGTCATCTACATCATTATCAGTTTTTGCCACCATAGCTTTTAAAAGAGATAAAGCAGCTTTACGCAATGATTCTGATTTACCAAACTTGATAAACATTCCAATTAAAAATTTTGACATGACCCATATATATATCTATTACTACTTTACCGCTATTTGCCAAACTTGGCCTCAATCCTTATATTTATAGTATACCACTAGGATTATGACAACAAAAGACCCAAAAACCGAACCAATAATAGAAGAAAAAGAAGAAAAGAGTGGTCCTTCTTTTCTATCAAATATTACTCAAATGATTATTCTTTTTTGGAGTTTATCAGTAATTTCTTTTGCGTATTTTGGAAATTCAACCAAACAAATTGACACGACATTCGCTGCTGGATTGTTGTCAGCAGTAATGTCAAATATGGGTCTTCAAGTGAAAAACAGCAGTAATGGCAAGAAGCGGCCTAATAATGTAACATCAGGTAAAGATCCTTCAAGTAAATGAAAAAACTTCTTGCACTTTTAATATTTGCTGGTATTCCAGCTTCATATGCTGGAGGCATAAGTCATTCAATTTCTTCTTCAGTACAACTTGAGGCAGTATCGGCTGGCAGTATTGCAGAAAAAGTTTCCAGTTCTTACAGTATCTCAGGAAGTGGTGTGACCACACTAGATTCTGATGACGCAAATAGTATTGGTGGCTTTGGAACTACATCAGATGGCGTACCATCAATAGCTTTTCCAGATTCAGTTTCTCAAACAACAGCAGGAGAAGCGTTCAGTTTCGCAACCAGTTATATAGAGGGTGATGCTACTCCTTCAGCAGCAGCTACAGTGGGCGAGATCCCAAACTTCTCAAGTATTACCTCAACTGAATCAGCATCTGTAGGAACAGCAGATGTTGGGTTAGATAACCATACAATTACCTTAACAGGGGGTACTGGCACAGGTGTTACGCTTACTGGATCATTTGTTACCGACTTGACCATTGACTGATGTGGAGGACATTTCCGTTTGTTTTACTTATATCTAGCCCTATCTATGCTGTGCCTGTGGTCCCAAATTTCCAAACGGGTAGTTCAGTTAGTCGAACAGAAACAAGCACAATTATCTCAGAACAGATCCGCACAACAAATTATACTGGATTTCAATATAGTGTCTCAGGTTCTGGAGTTGAAATGGATGGAGACTCCATCACACCACCAGTCACCACCAGTAATCAAACAATAAACGGGACGACTTACACTTGGACAGATCTCAATTTAAACCAAAAACCAAACTGGAAACAAACAAACACAGGTGGAGCTTTTCAATTTGTAGAAACATATACTCCAAGTGGGGTCTCTTCAATTTCAGACGTCACTCGCACCATAGAAAGCTCAAGCGTAACAGATACAACTACAATATTCTCCCAGTAATAGGTCTATTATTTGGCAGTCCAGCATTTGCTAATACCTCGTCTACCGCAGCACCTGTTGCTCAAAGTAGTTCAAGTGTAAGTAATTTTGCAACTCAAATTTTAGGAGGTCCGTTTGTAGAAAATCATTATGGAAACGGCATAAGATGTTCTGGCCCACAGATGTCATTCTCTCCCTTTTTGACTACAGCGTTCAACCAAAAACGCCCACAAGACTATACATATTTAACGCCTATATATAATGATGCCACTGACCCAGATACAGGAGAACTCACAAATGCAGGGGAAATATTATATTACAAAGAAAATTATAGCGGTAATAAAGATAGTCTTGGTATCAACTTCGGAGCAGCACTTACTTTTACTTTTCCATTAGATCAACGATTTCAAAATGCTTGCTTAAAAAGTGCTACGACCCAAGAAAAAATACAAAGTCAAATACTATCTAAGGAAAGATTAAACTACGAATTGGCGAGATTAAAAAATTGTGGTGAGCTAAAAATTGCAGGAATTGAGTATGCAAGTAACAGTATTTACCACAAATTATGTGAAGATGTAATAGTTAAACCAGTTAAGAATCAGGTATTACCGCACACTCATAATCTTACGAAGTAGAATCTTTTTTCTTCGTCAGTTTCTTTATTACATTTTTAACAACTGGTTTTACTAAATTAAGAATGAGCGGAGCAGAACAGCCGACCAAAGCAAGACTAAAAACCCCAGTAAACTGCTTAAAACTTGGAATGTATTGGGAGATGAACGGTACGTCTTCATACAAAGTGATACATTCAATCCCATTTTGCCCTCTTTCATAGCCAATGACACGCTCTAACTTTTTATCGTTACGAAAATCCCCAATTTTTTGGTCTTTCTTACTAGGACAGGGTGGTATTTCTAGTTCTTTTTCTTTTTTCTTTTTTGTTATTTTACGTTCTTGTTGTTGCGGTTGCTCTTGTCGCTGCTCCTGTTGTTGTGCTGGTGCGGTGTATTCAAAATTTGCAGGGTTATATTCGAGTGGTTCAAAACTAGGAATACTAAAAGTACCACAAGCTTGATATGTACCTAGCTCATCTTTGTTTATTAAGCCTGTAAGATTATTTCTATGAGCATCAACACAAGCTGGTATATCAACAACTGGTTTATAAATGATATCTAAGATTGGTGGTTGTATTTCCCAAGTTCTAATCTTTGGAATATAAACCTGTTTTATTTCAATCTTTGGTATCTTCGTCATCTATATCTCCAATAGAAATAGACCAGTCATCTTCTCCAAACTTTCCAACTTCTCTTATTTTAGGCTCTTTTTTCTTTTCAAAACTTTCGTGATATTTTTTAATTTCATTTTCAAGTTCTAAATCAAGCTTAAGCATTCTGATCCAGTCAACAAACTTATCTACGTAATATTTAATTAATTTTTTTAAAAAACCAAAAATCACTTATTGCTTCCATTTGCCTTCTACTTCCCATTCTATATAGTCTTTATTTTTCTGCCTAATGTAATCCCAAAACCATTTATTTGGATCCTTTGCATTTACTACAGGTCTTGGTTTTAATTTTTTTATCTGCTTATCAAATTCATCTTCAATAATCCAGTCCATATGTTTCATTACTTGTCCTAATAACTGATTTTCAAAAGCTGGACTTTTCATGTACAGAAACACCATAAATCCCGATCCAAAAGTAATTACTGATGTTATCAATGCTAAAACAGCTATAAAACGAGTCCTTATACGGCAAGGTGTGCGTTGTAACTCTGTCATAAAGGCAACATAGGGCCAGTTACCTTTGGCATTTTTTTATCTATCTGATTAGGTAAGATTTTACTCACACCTTCCATAACTTTCTCCATCATCATTGCTTCAAACTGTGGACTTGTTATGTAACGATAACCTGCGTATCCAGCAGCAATAGTTGTGACGCTGATAATAAAAGATAAAATGGATAAAACAGATGATATTTTATTTAACATGATAAAACTGTTTGTATTACTAATAATTATAGGTATTACTCCTCTGTACGTCACTTCAGGAATAATTTGCAAACAAATAGTAAAAATTAAGTAGCTATCAGTCCAAAAGTTCTTAACACTGCCAGGGTACTTTCTAACTTTGATTCTAG